AAAATCAGCAGCTAGTTTCGAAACCACAACCCCCTCCAGGTCGATCAACTCATCACTAAGGACTACTTGCTTGAAAAGATCAAGCACGTCATCGGCAATCAAAGAATACCTTTCAATACAAAAAGCGTTGAAGTCATAAGTCGACAAAACTTCCTCGACGCGAATCTTGGAAGTAATGTTCCTTAGCGTAACTCCGGCTTGCTTTGCATTCCAGGAAACTTCGACATCATAGTCCCCCTTGAGTTTCTTGGCTTGGGCAAGAGGGAACTCGTGTTTGAACCTTTCTAGAAAGATGTCCCTAACGACTGGTAGATAACGGAACTCATAGGCATATCCAACCGACTTACACGCCATATATAAGTTGTCACTAACTGCTGAATTCTTATTAGCACGCATATTAAACCGCCCGAGAGCCTTTCCCAAGATGGGGACCGTGAGGTGCTTGCTATCGTTGTGCGGAATAAAAAACCTGCTAAGGAATGTGGCAGTCCAAAGATTGTTGTGTCGTATAACCTTGGCTTCCATCAAAGCCTCGCTTGCAATGGAAGTGTAGATTTTCTGGCAATACGGTACAACGCCTCTGATTCTGGCGAGCATGTCGTCTCCTAAAAGTATAGCTGAGCAGGAAGCTGGTTTCGTCCTGACCAAAAAAACTGTACAGTATACATGCATTCCAAAAGGTGTTTCTGAACGTAGTGTCAGTCGCACCAGTAGGAAGTTGAAACTTAAGATTGGCCTTGATACCATGTTTAGCGTTGCGAACCGAAAAGCTGTTAGACTTCATATGAAGGCGAACAAACCATTCGGGACAACCCAAAACACGCATTAGAGCCAACTCAAGAAGTTGCACGTCACTGCACTGAAATTTGTCATTACTAGAAAAATCAGCTTCAAGCCAAAACTCGTTACCTACACCTGTATGATCAATATAATCGACATATTGCGTTGGAATTTTCCTGTAGGCACAATGAAATTGATATGGGCCTCTCATGTTTTCAAAGCAGTGATCTAAACGTCTCATGAGCTCATTAAAAATGGGCCCAGAAATTGCGTTGTAGACGTCAGACCCTTTGAAAATAAC